TTTTCCTTACGCAGTAGTGATGCGATGAACATCGTGTTGCACGCACCGGATGGTCGCATAAAGTGTGACGGATCTAAACCCAATCGTCTTAACAACTTTCGACAACGCAACGACACGGCCGCCTTGCTAATGTTGTGACGCTTCGCAAGCACGGTCATCATCGGGGGCTTACCCTCCCCCACCACAATGCGGATGATGTCAGCGTGCAGTCTCATCTCGACATCACTCGAACCATCCAACGCTTCCAACAAGAAGTGAAGTGTCGCACGCAACCTGATGCTCGCCAACTCAAGGTGCTTCAATCGTGAGTCAGCACCAGCAACATCAAACGACTCACGCTCCATCACATCATCAACCGTTGACCGGACGTGGCCACCGATGAACGAACCATCACGTGCCTGACCATACAACTCCTGATTGAAAGACTTTTCTTCGTTCGCTTGGAAATCAAAGTGACCATCGTTGACACGCTCCCGGCTTAACTCTGCCGACATCGGTTCATCAGCACGGAACGCACCCGACTCAATCAACGAACGCTTTTCTTCTGGTCGGAGTGATTTCCACCAACGCTTGTATTCTCTCGAAAGGTCAGATGCCGAATCAGTCACACCAACAACCTACCATCACTTGTTCACACCATCAACACTTGTGGCTACAACCACCGTCCAGACATTCTTGGCCGCATCGAACCGTGTCATCTTCCATCTCCAGATTCGCAACCTGACTGCGGATGGTTTCTTGTTCAGGTTCAACGCTAACAATTTAATTCTGTCATCGTATTCTTTGGGAGTCATTTCCGCTTTCCAATTCTCCATCCACTTGCCAATCGTCTTTCTTTCCCAAGCCCTGCATCGTGATGCAATCAATGTTCCCTTTGCACGATCCTTCTCGGCAACGTCAGGTTCTTCTCTCCAACGTTTCTTCCACCGGGCAAGTGTCTTAATTCTTTGGAGACGATTCCTATTCATTCTCATTTGATTGTATCTCTAAATGGATAGATACAGGGACGCACCAAGCGTCCTGCCTGTATCGTGCTGACAGAAACCTGTATCCCAAGAACACGACACCACCACAGGTGGAGTGTTCTATCCTCCGTAGGAGGATTATGGATTGAAATACCCCCGACAGGTGCAATCCTATTGGTTAAATCAAAGTGGGTCATTATAGCGGTATTGGTGTATTGATACCCTTTTGAAATCAAATCGCCTTTACGACCCCTTTTTGAGCGATTGAGAGGGTGTCTGTGAGCCGACTTCGGATGGGTCTGCGTATTCCCAGCGTATGCAACCCTTCTGGCGAGCGTGGCGAATGAGGATTTCCCCAGCAAAATCTCCGTTCAAATCCTTCATCCCGGTGCGACCCCTACGCTTGGTGAATCCAAACTTGAACACAGGTTCTTCCCCTGACTGACGAACCAGCACACCGACTTCTCGAAAATAGTTTGTGAATTCGGCCGCCCCACTTCCTGCGTAGGCCATATCTGCAACCGTCTGGCCTTCCTTGTCCTTTGCGGATCGTGGCTTGGTGGTGTGGTGCATCGCAATCAACACGCAACCTGTCTCCGCAAGCACACCGTCCAAATCGACACGGCAAAACTTTGACGCTTCCTGTTGGTTGGCCACGTCAATGCCGGAGAACGCAAGCAAAGGGTCAACGAACACCAAATCTGCCCGGTGCGTGGAAATGAGATTGCGGAGCGTGGCGATGAAGTCTGCACCGAACGAAACGGTGTCACGGAAGATTGCCAAGTTGTCCTCCAGCAAACGTTGTTCAGGTGGGTGAAGCATCAGACCATTGAACACATCGGAGAAGGCCTCCCCGGTGTCTCCGAAATCGTTTTCCTTTTGCAAAATGGCGATGCGTAGTGGGTGCTTTGGTTTGATGCCAAAGAAATCTTTTCCGACTGACCACCGGATTGCCGCCTGCATACACAAAGAAGATTTACCGACTCCCGATTGCGACACCCAGAGTGCCGAACCGCCTTTGCATAGCCAGCGATTGCCAAGCACGGAGTTTGGATCGTTCTGTCTATCGAATGCCAGCAAATCCTCTTTCTTGAATTCAACCAACGAACCTTTCTTTTCTTCACGGCCCTGAATTGCTTTGATGCTCCCTTCGTAATAGGCAAGAATTCTGTCTGGGTCGTTTGCTGGGTCGTTTGCCAACTCTGCCGTCTTTCGTGCGATGTTGGAAATGGTGCGGAGGATTGAATAACGCTTGATGGAATCACCCCACGCAGAATTGTATGCGGAGAAACCTGTTTCCGTGGTGAGTGACGAAACGTAGAAAGTATCGACTGCGGATTTGTTTTCCCGGAGACGGACGGTGACGGTCAATTCATCGGCAGAGATTCCTTCGTCCGCAAGTTGCAGGATTGTGGCCGCAATCTCTTGGTGAGTCGGTTCAATGAAGTCCGATGGGATTAAACCTTTTGGAAGTGGAAGCGAATCTCGCAAGCACACTCCCAGCAGGAATCTTTCCGCTTCGGGCGAGGCGGTGTTGGTTTGGTTGGGCATTGGGTTGTTGTTTGGTTTAAGTTTTCTTTTTCAATCCGTAGTGAGGAAGTGGTGTGATGATGTGTCTTTGGCTAATTGCAACACGGAACATTTTCTTCTCAATCGTTCCATTTTTCATTCCTCTGGTTAAATAGTCTAGTGTGCGATCACGCTTAAATCCCCAAGTGTCTGCCCATTGCTGAACAGTTTTGAATCCTTCGGGTGGAGTCTGTGCGGTTTTGTTTATGTCCGACATTATAGCCAGCAACACAGGGTCTGGTTTTTTCTGTTTCATTTCTTGTGTTCCCAAGTTTTTAATTCCGTTTGCCACAACCAGCGTTTGCCGATGCGGTGTATGATCCACGCTTTCCAATCGTTGCCCATATACCAACCAGCAATGAAACCGTTGTTCCATTTTGCCGTTCCCATATAATTCTGGGCATACTCCAAATCATCAATGCGTGCGAGGCAGGGTGACATATAAGCCGCCCCGCCACCAAACTGATCCAAGTTGACCTGATGCCCGGTGTGTCCGTGACCACAGAAAAACGCACCACCAGCGACACCGCCTGCCGTGTAGTGCTTACCCATCTTGAGCAGATTGCTACCAATGCCGTGGTGGAACGACAAAGGCCCGATGCGGAGCAAGCCCAATTTGCCGTGGTAATTTAGAATTGTTTTGCATCCTGCTTTGCGAGCGACTGAATTGATTTCATCATCCTTGTCTTGGCAGTAATCACGGACAGGCCCTGACGGATGGTTGCGTGCCATCGCTTGCAAACGGAATTCGTGATTGCCTTTCAAAAGGTGTGTCGGGCGAAACTTGCGGAGGAAGTCGTGTCCCATTTCTAAATCCATTTTGAGTGACTCTGCACCTTCTCTGTCACCCATTGCACCCTTGCGGAGTGAACGCAGATCATAATGGTCTCCCCCTGCTATGCGGAGGTCAGGGCGAAAGTCGGAGCAGTAGGCATACAAGGCCGCAAGACTTTCCTCACAGGCCATATCACCGTGGCTGTCAGAAGCGAAAATAAATTTGATGGGTTTGGTTTTGCTCATAAAGTTTTTATCGGTTGCATTTGATTGGGTCGTTCACAACAGGAGACATAAGATTGTATCCACCTTTACCAGACGGACGTGTCATCGTAGATCTCCACTTGAACGGCAAACCCACCGCTTTCAAATCACATTGTTTCATCTTCATCATTAAAGCGGTGTCACGCAAACCGATTCCCATCCTGATTGCTTCCATCAGTTGATTCATTGGGTTGTGCGGAATGCTTTGTTCTGGGTTCTCTGGGTCGTGGTGCGAACAGGTTGCAAGAAACTTTGCTCGCTCATAATCAACACCAAGAACGTAAGCACGCTGGGCAAGGTTCAAGCGTCTTTGGTTTTCAAATGAACAGACCATTGTGTTCAAATGTTAAGTTGGCGAGCGATGTGTTTTCCTTCGTCTCGAATAACCTGTGCGGAGTCAGGGGAGAACACGAACGAATAGGAAATGGGAATGTCCCTGACGATTTGGCCGATGGTCAATCCTTCAACTTCATTAGCCGGGAGAACACCAACTGACTCAATGTGAATGGTGACAATCTGCCAGCCATCCATCGTCAGTTCGAGAAAGGGTGCGTAGAATTCATTTGGGTATCGCCAATCGGAACACACGACCACGCAATCAATGTTTTCGTCCGCACAATAACTTGCACGCATATCGCAATGCCTGATGACGGATCGTGCGAAAACGTCTGGGTCAATGGAGCGTGCAAACTCTCCAGCACTTACCAGAAACCCACGATGCTTCACTTTGAATTCTTCGTTGTAAAATGAATTCTCCGAATCCGCTTCACCGATGTCCAAGAGTGACATCCAAGTGTCGCAGGATTGCTTCAACGCATCGGCAAAATTGAAGTGAGAAACTTCTGATTTAGCACCAGCAACAATCCCATCCGCAAGGGTTGTTTTTCCAGAACGTGCAAACCCGGTGATGAGAATGAGCGTCTTGCGGAGTGAGACAGGTGTTTCCATTAGAATGGAGCGTCAAACTCTGGTGCGGAAGGTGATGGTGCGGCCGACTCGGATGAATCCTTTGAAGGTGCTGACGCTTTGAATGTCGATTGCTGGCCGTCCAAGCGTGTTATCTTTTTGAATTTGTATTTGAATTGGGGTTTGCCTTGCCACTCTGTTGTTGGAGTGACTTCCAATTCAACTTCCGCACGCTGACCCCACGCTGGGGAGACATACTTGATTAACTGTTCAACGGACATTTTGGGAGAAGGGTCTTTGGCAAATGTGCCAGAGAATTTACCAACAAAGATTGCAAGCGACTTGCCCCATTCAGTTGAAAGATAAACGCTCCCGGTCTTGTTGTCTCCGGTGCTGAAATAGATCCGTGCGGTGGCAAAACCGTTGGTGTTCTTTTTATAGTGCTTCTCAATCTTGTCCTCTTTCGGGGTGCTGACTTTGACAATGTATGTTCCAGAAGTTTCGATTGCTTTGAATTCTGGGAATGATGATGGTGGGTTCATAGGTTTGTTTTTGGTTGGTAAATTAAGCAAAGTTAATCGGGGTGGTTGCGGTGGGCTTTGCGTTGATGTCGATGACTTGCACTTCCTCTGGGTAAGACGGCCACACATCCAACTCGGTGCAAGATTTATAAAGTTTCAACACCTTCTCAAAATCAAATGACGCTGATGTCATCACTTCAGGCCCTAATTCAAAAACTGCTCCTGCAAATGGGGCCTCTTTTTCGACTGCTATAAATCTGAAACCCTTCAAGCGTGATTTGAACGCTGATTCAAATGCTGAACGGTAGAAGTATTGTTGCAATGCGTAACGGTATTGAATCACCGAACGGAGGAAATCTTTTGGAGATGCCGATTCGCACGTCTTGAGATCATACAGGAAATCGTCATCGCCTAGGGCATCAATCGCAACCTTCACCGGACAACCACCCAACTCTGCGGTGAACATAAATTCTGTCTTGAGGAACGTCACACCGATGCGGCCAATGATTTGCTTCATCGTGTTTGCGACATCCTCTGTCAGTTGCCATTCGTCTTTTGAAATCACAATCTTTGTTCCTGCCGTGGCGAGGAATGATTCAAAGGCGGCCTTTCCGTCCTTCGTCCGCTTATCCAACTCTGGCGAGACAATGAAAGTTTCATCAACGATTTCTGGCTGAAGAACCTTTGCGTGAGTTAGTGATCCGACACGCAACGCTTTGGTTTCCTCTCTGGGTTGCGTTAAATAGTTTTTATAATGGGCTGGTGAAACGAGCAACATTTTCGCACCTGAATAGTTCAAGTGGTTTGTGAGTGCATCGTATTCTTTGCGGGTTTTGATTATGTTGGGCATTGGTTTGTTTTGGTTTAGTTTTTGGGTTTGTTCAAATTATAAATCGTCATCAGTTTCGTTGGCATCTTCAATTTCGCTTGAAATGTAATTCATAGCATCCAACGCTTCTTCAATCGCTTCGTCTGCACGTTCAATCGTTCCTTGCAAACAACGTAGCGAACACTTAATTGATTTCAGGCGATCATAAAGTGGTTTTACCAAATACAGTTCGTCAACGGTGTCTGGATTGACGTGCATTTGTTCGGCCTTCGCCCGGTGAACATCGTTCAACAAGTGACGAGCATCTTCACCAACAATTTCCGTGTCTGCTAAATACTCCAAATCAATTAAGTGTTCACGGATTTCCATTAAGCGTCTGCGGATTTGTTCTCGGTTGGTCATTGGTGTGTTGGGAAATTAGGGTCTGCACTCGATGATGTCGAGTCCTGAATCGGTGCGGCCACGCATAAAGTATCGCACGACACTTCGCTCAAGGGTCGGTAAAGTTTTCTTGCACCAAGTGTCGATGGATCGCTGGAACGCTCTGGGGTTCTTTTCCGCAATCTCACAATGGGGTTCACCGTCCAGCATTATGAACAAGGCATAAGGTTCTGGGGTCGATGACGCAAGTCTTGTAATGCACACCGGGGGCTTTTCTGGTTGTTGTTTGGTTGGTTTCATTTTTCGTTGATGTTGAATTTGTAGAAGTCCCCATCGTGCTTGGCCCAATACTCGATGTGGTTTCCTGCAACTCGATTGTCTTTGCGTTTCCACTTCCACAATTCTTCCCGGAAACCTTTGAGCGTCCAGACCACGAATTCAGGATTCTCAACACGACCATCAATGACCAAGAATATTGCGTGTGATTTGCGTGGCATTTTGTAAGCCATTGCACGCATCGCTTCCGGTGCAGTTGCCCAGCGTTCGGATCGTTCACTCATTTTGTTTTCAATTTAGCAATCTCCGCTTTGAGTCTTTGGTTTTCTGAAAACACTTCCACCCAGCGAGCAGTCACCACTTGCATAAACTTCGATGAGCGTTTCTTGGAAAGTTTGTGTCCCTTTTTCATTGTTTGATTTATAACTTAAATAAAACAAATATAAGTGAGGAATAGAAAACAATTACAAATGTTACCAGCAAAACATTTTCAACAAAATCATTCATTGTTTTTGCAAAGTTGGCAATGGAATCCAATGCGTTGAATAAGTTGTCTTAAAGTCGCTTGCATCATCAAAAATCATTGTGCCAACTTGACCATTTCCAAACAGGACGATGACTCTTTGTTTGAATGGTGCGGTTGCAATCGGTTGCCAACGATACTTCTCCAATTCTTCCAACACACGCAACCATCTGTCGTGATCCGTCTGTGCTTCAATTCTCCAATAGTTCACTTCACATTCAAGTTGGTGAATGAGCGTGATTGCTTCTACTTTATCCATTAGAGTCATCCTTCTTCTTTGGATTCAATTCCCTCCACGACCACAGGGCTTGACGGATTTCTGACATCGTCCCATTGGTCATCAATAGGGCGAGTCTGTTCCCGGCTTCCTCAAGTGCTTTGATGCGTTCCGCTTGTTCCTGAATGGCCACGTCAGATTCTTTCTTCATTGCCATCATTGCCATATCGCAAATCTCAATGGGCAACCAACCTTTTTTTTCTATGTCTTTCATTTTGAAATTGCTTTAATGAACGCTGGTTTGTTCGACAGAATTAAATCCACTTTGTCAGCCGGAAGAGATTCCAAGTCGCTTGCCCAATTCTTCGATACAAGATACTCGGTTGCCTTTGCACGCTGATCCAACGGAATGAAGGCGAACCAATACTCTTTTGATTTTGCTGGTGTGCTTGCGGCCGCACCGTCATCGTCAGTCTGGCTCAACATACAGGCCGTGGAAATGCTTTGCCTGCGGAGATAAGTTATTGCTGAACCAAGTTTCTGGGGGTCAAGGCCATCGGTTTTGAACGACAATTTTCCACCATCAAATTCTTGTCCAGAGACGTGAAGGAATGAAGTCACGACAGACACACGACCATCTTCGCTTTGAATCATCTGACGAACGGCCAGATTGTGTTTGTGTGCGTGTTCCTTTACCGTGTCCAAAATCTCCGCAAGGGAAGAATACTTGGAACGGAAGTGTGGGTTAACCTTGTCCGTGGTGACATTCCCGATGGTGTTCAGGAATTGGACAAAGTCTGCGGTGGGGGTTGCTGGTATATTGTTTGGCATAGGGTTGTTGTGTTTGGATTAAGATTGGTCGCTGGTGTCCCCGGTGTCGGAGTCGCTGGATTGCGATTTGATTCGAGCGTTGTTCCATTCACGCAATTCATCGGCCGCAATGGTCGTGAATTTGTTGTTGATCCATAAATTGAAGCGAGTCGTTCCGTGAACAATTCGTGACTTCAATCGTTTCGCAACGGTGTTGTCAGGCAGAATGACATACTTCGTTCCGACAATCGTGGTGATGTCTTTGGTGGATGTTGGTTTGGTTATTTTCTTTTGCATAGGTGTGTGATAAGATTAAAGTGATTGCTTGGAATTAAGACCAGCATTTAATACAAGCAAAGCGTCTGCCGACCAGAGGGTGACCGCAATGTCAGGATACAACTCTGCCGCCTTTTGCTTCAAGTGGTTTTTCCATTGGGTCGTGGTGCGTTCTTTCCCCTTCGTTCCAAGTGCGTGAAACTTCTGCCACGCTTGGGGTCTTACCGGGTGAATCTTGAATTTGAGTGCTACCCCTGCACCGTAGCAAATGCCATAGTTCATCATCAGTTTGCCAATCGCTGAACCGGGAATGTTTCGGCCAGCGTAGAGTGGTGGCAACTCGATGAACATTTCAACAAGCGGTGATTTCTTGGAAAGTGAAACCAGCAGATCCACCACGTCAAAGTCAGTCGGGGGCATACGCATCGCAGTTGTGACTCCATTGTGATGCCAGCAGACACCGCCATTCACTCCGCAATCAATACCGATGGTGAGAAAGGAAGGTTCGGTGTCGGGCATTTGGTTATCAAAGCACAGGTTCTGCTTTCGTGCAACATTCATTTTGTAAGTCGTGCAAGGTTCCCAACACGCTCCGCATAATCATTGGGAACGAAATTGTGTTTGCGTGCGTAGCCACAACCCTGATTCCAGCATAGGGCTATAATTTCTGGGGAAGGGTCGCTGATACCCATTTGCAAGAGTCTGGCACGGATGACTCGGAGATAGGCATTTGCAATAGCGTCTTGGGCCTCTGGTGACCGCCATTCGGATCGTGGGTGGGTTGGGCTACCCTCACGCTTTAATTGGGCATTAGCGTCCGTCCAAGCCGGGCATCTCATTTGATACATCCCGACTGCACCACGCTCCCCACCGTTCATCGCCAGACGGTTTTCACCTGTCTCGACTTGGGCGATTGCGTTCAGCAACTTGGTGTCATCGACTGCGTGGCAAAGCGTGGCCGCCAAGAATAGGGCAAGGATGGTTCTCATTTTCTTAATTGTCCGGTTGGAGTGATCCGTGAACATTTGACGGAGAAACCATCGTCAAACTTGTATTCGTAGGACAATGCAATCATTCCACCGAATTCAGACAGGACAAAGAATGAGTCGGTGATTCCTTCTTTCGCCAAGTCTTTCTTTGCTTGGTCAATTTTACGTTGGGCAAACTTCAAACCAAACTTGATGTGGGAAATGTCCCCCAAGATGATTTGGTCATTCAGGAAACCGATTTCGTAGATTAAGGCGGTGATGATTTTGTGGTCGTTGAATTTCATTTTTTCGGAGCGTGGGAAGTAATCGAACAGGGTGGATTGGGTGGGTTGTTTGTTGGGCATAGGAAATTAACAAGTGATGGACGTGGTGGCAATGTCACGAACCTTGCGGAGTGCGGATTGGGCAAGTGCAAGTTGCTTGATTGATTGCTCAATCTTGGTGACATCTGCGGCCGTCATTTTGGAAGGATCGCAATTTGCGTCACGGACGGATTTCATAATGTCGATGACTTCGTTTGAATAAACAAACAGAAATCTTGATGCGTCTTGGATGTGGTGGGCTTTCATAGGTGGGTTGTGTTGTTGGGTTGGGTGAAATTAAAAACTTACCAATTTGTTTTTTTGTGTTTTTTGTATTTGGCAAGATACTTTGCACCGGAGATTGATGCAAGATTTTCAACGATGGAATCCATTTCTTCCGCAGACGCTTTCCACGATGGTTCATATCCGCACAAATCAAGGCCATAGTTTTTTCTGTCAAATTGCAAAACATTGTTGAACGAATCGTTGTTCACAAGGGTTGTGAGATAATAACTGCTGACCATTTGTCCCAATTCGCCAAAGTCTTTTTTGGATTGGGTATTGTCATAAAATTCAACAAGCGTCTGTTTGTCGTTGATCAGGCAATCGTTCCGGCCGTGTGATTGACCGACTTCAACAATTCGGATTGTCCATTTGCTGACGGTGAATGTGGTGTGTGGTTTTGTTTTCATTGTTTGGTTGGGTGTGATACTCATACAAGCATCGTGCAACATCATTGAACGGATGTAAAGGCCCAATGTGCAAGATTGTTGATTATACCAAAAAACCCCCACTTTGGGTCTGATACCCCTACATTGCCCCACCTATGGGTTCGCCAATAGACCCCTCTCCGTGCGGTTTAGAGACGCTTTGATTGCTTGGCCTTATACTTACTGCCAACCAACTTCTTGCCCCTGCTTTTTATCCACCGAATGGCAAAGTCGAGAATCTCGCAAGCGGATGCCCCGGAGATTCCAAGCAATGCCATTTTCAAACCGTTAGAGATTTGAACGCTTTCCAAAAATTGACCTACGATGAACGCAACCAACCCTGCGGCCAGAGTGTGACGGATTGCTTTCCACCATCCCACCTTCTCACTCGACAACAAAAGTTTGATGACCATTCCCATCATCCCGATGGACACCGCCAAGATTCCTGATTTGAACCCTTCAACAAAATCTTCTGACGCTGGTGGTTTCATTTGGTGATCCGAACAGGGGTTGTGTGTCTGCCAAGATTGACCTGACGAAAGTTTTGCTCCCAGAGGGTGCGTGATAATTCTTTCCCAAGTCTGTCAATTTTACTTTCCGACAAGTCGGGCAAACTTAAATGTAACTGTTCGTGGCACAAAACCTCAAGGGTGCGTTTAGGAGACAAGCGAGGGTCAATCTCAATCAATGGTCTGGCTGGATCGTGGGTGGCCATACCCCACGCACGGAATTGTCCCAACTTCTTCCACACGACTTTCGGCTTCTTGCTTTTAGACATTTGCGGAATCCTCTGCGTGCTTAACCTTGAACCACAAATGCCAGATGCCAATCCCAGCAACCGCCAAGAGTGTCGCACCAGCAATCCAATTAAAGTATTCGGAAGCAATCACGAACGGAACGCTCCCGGCAACAACCCCAGCGAGCATCAGTTGAATTCCTGCCGAGCGATTGAAGAATGCCATTGAGACGCTTCCAAGAACAAACAACCCGACCCCAGCGTAAGTGTAAAGCGTGGTGTGTGAAGTCTGGGCCACGGCAAGATTGTCCTGAACCACGCTGGATATGTCATCGAAACTTGCATCATCAAACACGCTGGTCGGTTCTGGGGACGATAAGCACCCGGATGCAAGCAACAGACAAGCGATGGCGATGAGTCGGAACATTTATCGACCCTTGAGTGCGTCCAAGAGTTTCTTGCCTGAATCTTCTTTGACTTGGATTTTCTCTTTATTGTTTCTGTAAAACAAAACACCACCCAAGAATCCAAGAATGAGGGTTGCGGCAATGGTAATGAGATATGTAATCATAAATTAGATTTGTTCGACCAGAACAAGTGGGCCAAGATTTACCGCAGATTGTGACTCACTAAATTCCACCACGATTTCAGATTGGTCAAACCACGCTGGTTCACCGTTCCAATTAGGGAACACGGCAGTCAGTAACGCTGGGCCGTCAGCAATCAGAAGCAAGGAAGTGATTTTATATTTAACCATTGGTTGTGATGACTTTGGGGTTGGAGTAAGTAATCGTCTGCTGACTTCCTGCGGTGGCTTGATTTTCAATTTCCATTTGCCACCAGACTTGAGCCGTTACGCTTGTGTCCGTTGGGCCACCTGTGCCTGTGCCGATTAACGTGCCGTCAATGTATAATGAAATAGTTCCAGCACCGTCCGAATAAACCGTGATTGCATAAGTACGGAAACTGACAGGAGTCCAAGTCTGGGCAGTCGTTGTTAGTGATGTACCGTTATGGGCAATGATTGAAATAACTTTAGTACTAAAATCCCATTCCCAACCATAGCCACGACTAGCAAGCGTACCCGGTGTTGGCAAACTTCCTAACATACGACCAAAGACTGCTCGCATTTTTACACCTGTGACTGCGGTTGCCCAAGTGCTTGAATAAACACGCACCGAATGTCCGCTTGCCGTTCCGTAGTTGTAACCGTTATTAACGGAGTTTGAGGGGTATGCTAAAGTAAATCCTCTCGTTGCGTAGCCAGCGACTAAACTATTTGATGAAATAAGATTACCGTTTAGAGATGTGACTGACGATCCAGCGTTAGCACCAAGACCAGAAGTAGCCGATGATAAACCTGTTACACCAGCAGACCAAACATTTGTGGAGATTCCAGCGAATCGTGAATTTGCTGGTGATAAGACGGTTGTTGTCGAAGTGTTTTGAACCGCCTGTAGATTGGTTGCGTAAGCGTCTGTTGCGACTGCACCGAGACCGAGATTGGTTCTGCTCGTTGCCGTTGATGATAACCCTGACAAGTTTCCTGCTTTAGCCAAATAATCCGTAGCCGTGGCTTGAGCCATTGTGCCGAGACTGATCCATTCGGTGTTAAAGTTTGTGGAGTTAATCTTTGCCAGAACCTGTGATGCCGTGCCACCTACCGGGAGAACCGCCCCTGCCACACCGCCAACATTAACTTCCCAGTTTGAGTAAGTTCCAGAACCAGAGTGCGTGTTGCTATCCCAAGTCATAACACCTGTTGCGGAGTTATAAGTTAAGACCGTGCCGTGCATGTGATTTGCCGTGTTATAGGAAACCGTGATGTCTTGTTGCGGAGAGTAAGACAGACCTGTTCCGACTGTCATCGTTTTTCCGTTACCGCTATCGACTGTGAGCGTTGAAGTGGACGATGTTAGGTAGCGATCACCTACTGGTGGAAACGTATAAAGCGAGCCGTCACCACGAATGTATTGCGAGGTCGTTCCGTTGTAGCCCAGCCAAGCGGTGTTTTGGAAAGTACTATTTGCGAAAAGAATACCAAGATTATCAGCACCATCATAATTTCTGCCAAATAACATATAACCTTCATTATTTTCTGTTTTAATCCAATCGCTACTGATTTCAACAGGTGTTGTTCCTAAACCAATTTTAACTAAATTAGTATTATAATCTGTTGAGAATACATTACCATCAGCACCTGTGACAGTGAAATTATTTCCTCCGTCAATAGTAACGTTACCAGTAACCGTCCCACCTGTAAGCGGAAGTGCGGCGGTGGTCTGAACAGTAGCGTCAGTAAAAGTCGCACCACTAGCACCAAAACTCCAACTCAATCCTGTATCAGAATTAGAACCACTAACACTATCTGGAGTTAAACTATAATTGTTTTCTCCACCATCTTTTCCAGAAAGACCAACATTGGTCACATCAAACATAGCACCAGAAACATTTATATTTTTCCAAGAAATTGAAGCATTAGAAAGAGAGAAAGCATTATCAGCACCAGAAGCAGGGCCTGTAATTCCAGCCGAAGTAATAAATGTACCAACACCATCAGTAGTAATTCCAATTTGATTAGGTTCAATACTTGCCGATTGTCCTGCGTCTAAATTCTCAACACCAAAACCAAAAGCACCGACTAAAGAATCATTGCCGTTAACATCGACAGGGAAAGTAATGTCACCTGACATCGTCCCACCTGTGAGTGAGAGTTTAGCGTCTAAAGCATTTTGCAAATCCGTCTGGTTTGAAAGTGTGCCTGTGATTGAACCCCAAGTTCCACCGCCTCCACCACCAGAAACAATTTCCCACGCTCCGTCTTTGCGTCCGTAAGTTGATCCGTCCGACGGTGCTTCAATCCACGGAGTTATTTGGTCACCGCTTCCAAAGTGAATTTTTGGTGATGTGCCATAGGTGACATTGACCGTGTTGACTTGAATGGAATCGACATTTTGAATTGCACCGTCATCCATATCCAACGAACCCTGCACCTGAATGCTTCCAGCAATCCCCTGCAACCCTGTATCAACCCGACTCAAGAATGGGCCTGCCCAAGCGGTTTCATAATCGAAAGTGTTGCTGGTCTTAATCAATCCTTGTCCAAATGTTCCCCCTGCTGGGACACCAACCCCCGGCTCACCCTGACTTCCTGTGTCACCCTTGACACCTTGATAACCTTGCGGAATGCCAAAGTTGAAAACCGCATTTTGTTCTGTTCCTGAATTGGTGACGGTTGCTGGTGATCCTGCGGAGAGAGTTGAAGTCGTTCCGACATTGATGACGGCCGCATCGCCTTGATCACCTTTTTCCCCTTGATAACCTCGCTCACCCTGCTCGCCCCGAACCCCAGCAGGAATTCCAAAATTGAAAACTGCGTTGGATGTTGTTCCTACATTTTCAACAGTCGCATCGCTTCCCGGCTCAAGTGTCGTGGTCGTGCCAGCGTCAACGGTTGCGGAGTCACCAGCGTTTCCTTGTTCGCCCTTGTCCCCTCTGGGAATGGTGAAGTCAAGAATGGCGGCCGTGGTTGTTCCGACATTGACCACGCTTGCATTTGTTCCTGCGTCCCCTGTGGTGGTCGTGCCTACGCTAACAGTTGCAGACGCACCGGGAACACCGACATTCACTTCCAACAACGCTTGCGATGGAACGATGGACGCAACGATTCCTTGTCCGACTACGCTCGCAGTCAGACTTCCTTCCGTGAGTATCGTGATTGATAATGGCATTTTGAATTAAGCGATGGTGACATTGTTCACGATGTTAAGCACGGCAGTCTCTGAAAAGAAAATGATGCCGTCTGAAAATCTGATGTCCCAATACGCAGAACCCAAGTGCCAATTCGATGTGTCAGAAAATGAAACCGTGAAGGTGGTCGATGACGTTACAACAACGGTGCAAGAATATAGTTTGCCAGCAGAGTCACGGATGTCGGAAGTGATGGTCAACCCGGTCAAATCTGGTGGTGATCCTGTGCTGGCGGTGTAGGTCACGGCCGCACTAAATGTCGAACCACGCTTAAATTGAATGATGTCCGTTGCCATTGTATCTACGCAGGAGTCAAAAGGGGGTTATCCGCTTGAGCGTGTCGGATGGTTTGGCAAGAACCCACCAATGTTTGCATCGTTCTCTTTGTATTTATTGCTTATTAAATTGTCTTCATAGTCACCCCAAGAAGAAATCTCAACAACGTCAGGGCTAACCCAAGAATCGTTGTCCGTTCCCCAATGTGCGTCTGCATCGGTTTCGACTTTTTTGACATCAAGAAGGATTGGTTTGTAATTAAAGTTAATCGGGCCGTTGTTGATTTGGTAAATGTCAAAGTGTTCTTTTACATCTGGTTTTTCTGGATCAATTGCAATCCATTTAATGTATGCAATTTCTTTTCTGGCACAGTCAAAGTATTTGAAACCAACATTGCCGACTGCACCACCTGTTGCCATTTCAAGTGTCGTTGAGGAAACGGCAGTTTGAGTGTTGGCGATGATGTCTAAATCTGCGTTGTCAAAATTAACAACCGTATTTTCAGACAAATCATTATAAATAATTATTTCAAAGTCGGCAGGATTTATTAAACCAGAAACATAAGGGTTTGAAGTAAAACCATATCTTTCATTAACATCCCACGCTTTGACTACATCGTTTTGCAAATAGTTTCCTGCGTAACCAGAATAACCATATTCAACACCATTCACAGGATAACCTAAAACTTTTCCTAAAATTCCATCACCAGCAAAGTCATTAGGAACACCACCGATTATCATTCCGTCAATAGTTTGAGCAAACTGACTTGTGCTAGGTTTTGCAAATGCTGGGATTTCATACGAAAGCCAATCCGACATTCCTGATGGATAAAGATTTGGGTGACGCTCATTTGGGTCAAGAGGATTTCCGACTGCTCTTGTGACGCTTAAATAACTTGGGTCGAAGTTGATGTAATCGTTCAACATTTCGGCTGGGTTGAAGTTGGCAATCGAACCGTTCATCGGGTCAGCCGTGACAATGTTTTCAATGCTTTCCGTTTTGCTTACAAGATAAACCTGCATTGAACCGCCACCGTTATATTTCTGAATGACATTTTCATCAGCAGGAGAACCTTCTTCAATGATTGCAATTTGCGCGGATTGACTTTCAGGCCACGCATCAACGGTTGGATTTACTTTATAAATGAAAACTTTGTAATTCTTTGTCTTCTCAAGTTTTATGTATCCATCATCTAAATAAATCTTACTTTCATCGTTCGGATCATATTCAAAAGAACCTGTCATCCAAACATTCCATTTGTTTAATCTGTGATTATAGACAAAAACTTCGTCTGTGATAAAACCTTTTTCGTCAACATTGTAATTTTCAAATGATGTTAAACCACGCACGCAACGGAGACGATACTCCGGGTCTGCTTCTGGATTTTCTGGGTCTTGCCATTTTTGAATGAAGCAATCAAATTGTTTTAATCCACCGCCATCACCACCAATCGATGTTTCAATGGGTGTGATAATTGTGCCACCGGATGTAAAAGAAATAGATGGGCCGTCACCAAGATACGGCATTGAAAGACCGTTCTGAATTCCTGTCGCTAAATCATTTAATTGCTTGGCGGTTACTTGGTCACCAGAACCAAAGCGAGGATTGAAACGAGAACCAGAACCGATGAACCCAATGTCATCCATTTGTTAAAACCCCTCCTCATACAAGTCAGCGTCCCACGGATCATCACCTGAAACCATAATGTCATAAACAACCTTTGTTGCAACAGGAGCAGTCGGAACACCAATGGTTTCAACATTGGCAGAAGAAAGCAAACAGTAAGTTCCGTTCAATGCACCTGTGACTTGTGTGTTGTTAATGAGTAAATCAAAACCTGTGTCAGAAAGTGTTTTCCCAATTCCTCCGGCCATTTCACCTGATTTACCAATGCCGTCAAAAATAATCGTTCCACGAATGTTTTGAAGTGGTTTTAAGTACTGACGAATCCCTGCTTTAATGTTCACACCACCAGCAAATCCATCGGTGCTTTTAGCGACACCAAAACCATTGAATGAGAATTGAATGCTATTGTCCTCTGTGCTGACTTTTTTTGTGAATGTAGCATTGTTAACCCAACTTGCTGGGTCATCAGGGTATCCGGCAAAATCTGGAAATTTTGGGTGTGTCTCGATGGGTTGTGCCGTGGTTGTTGAAACACCAACAATTTGTGATTTTGTGTTTTCCCCACCTTGTATTCCCATATAATCAACAGTAAGCATTGAGACATCACCTTTGGTCAAAGAGACGTGGTATTTGTATGATGACATTCCAACACCGCAAGAGAATGGATACTCAACACCTGTTTCATAAATTTCCGTTGCTTGCGATAAAAGTGAAGTGTCGATTGCAAATGTGACTTGTGCCTGAACCAATCCACAAGCATCAAAAACAAGTGTTGAATTGGGTTGTGGAACACCTGTGAGACTTGTCAGGTTGTTTCCGTATTTTATAATTGAATCGCTTGGCATAAATTATTTTGCAACGCTTGTGATGGTTCTTGCGGTTGGAAGTGATTCGTCTTTCTGTGCCATCTTGGTTGTGTTTTCTGCGGTGATCCGAATGTTGTCTGCAACACTATAAACACCCATCACGCTGGAGACATCGCCACCGCCAATTTGCTGGAGTGATGAGGCCGCCATAACGGAAGTTTGGCCTGCTGGTGGCATTCCAACACTTGCGGTTTTTTGTGCCAACTTATCTTCTTCGTCTAAAGACTTTAATTGACCTTGTAATGCTTCATAAAACTTTTTCTTTTCTCCGGACATTCCAACGCTCCAATCCATTCGTGTTGTTATAAGGTCAACCAAAGTGTCGTTTTCATATCCTTTGCGTTTTCCTTGTCTTGATAATTCTTTTGCAAATTTCTTCATCATTTCTGGAGATTTCATTGCGTCTTCAAAACTTCCCATTTTTGTTTCTTCAAGTGTTTTTCCAATCATTCCACCAGAACCAGCAAAACCAGCCAAATCGGTATTGGCCGCAAGTCTTGCATAAAAGGAAACAGAACCACCATAGACTTTGTCTTTTATCATTTCTTCTCCGTGTTTAACCATCTTGCTGGCATTGGCGGCCGCTTTCACTTCGGTTTCGCTAAACAGTTTCATTGTGTCAATTCTCTCTTTCAATGCGGTTGTTCCTTCCTTAATAATTCCGTTTAAGTTGTAAGCGGATCTACCAAACAAATCTGAAGAATTTTTTGCCAATTCATTGTTTGCAATAACTTCACCGGATTTTTGTTTTGTTTTTTCGTAAGCGTCTGCAAGTTTGTATAATACATCAAGTGATTTGATGTTTGCCGATGTTACTTGTTCAACGCTGAAACCTAAATCCAACATCAGTTTTCTGATTTTGTCATTCTCCTTCATTCCACCAAGTTGACGGTTTGCAAATGCGATTGCTTGCCCCATCGTTTCCATATCAACACCGGTCTCTTTTCCTAACTGACCAAACTGTTGCAATTCAACTCTGGTGACACCTAACTTCTTTGCAAGGTTGTCAATGTCCTCAAACTTTTGCAGATACTCTTTTACACCTTCATAAAACTTTTCAGCAATGTTACCAAGTGAAAACGCTTCTTTCAATTTGTGTTTAACTTCTTTTTGGTATTCATCAACCCAGCCACCCAAAGCCGTTCCAATTCGATTTGAAGCAGACTTTGCATCCTTGTCGATTTCAGAGAAGTCTCCGCCAAATTTAACTTTTACGTCATCAGCCATTTATTTTGTTGTGTTGGTTGTTTGTTGGTTTTGTTTTTCTGTTTGCTCACGCTTGTATTTTTCCATCGCATTCCATTCGGTGTCGGAAACTATTTCAACGCTCGAACCTTCCGCACGACTGTGAGCGATGTGCATCCAAACCGCTTCGCTTTCCGGCATTGTCCACGCTTGTTCATAACTGCAACCATTTCGCATTAAAGATGTAACGATTGCCAGAGTCCACGCAACAGATGATGACTTGTTGCCGTCATTATCTTTTACCCAGAAGCGAGGCCACAAGGATTGGGCCTGCATATAAAGTGACAGGTTGTAACATTGCTCAATGAACAATTTTTGATTTTTGGACAACTTCTTTGCAAGCAACATTTCTCGCCACAAAATCGGTTTCCTGACTTCTTCAAAACTGTGCGTTGATAACACTCTGACGGTTGCGAGCAACTGATCTACAGTCATTGCCTTCTCAAGATTCAAAAGTGGTGAATCAATTTCCTCCAATGCCACCCGGTGACGAAGACAAAAAGGCAACAACTTGCGACCACAGATTTCAACCGTAGGTGCAAGAATAGTTGCGGCCTTGTTCCACCTGTTTTCCATCGGTGGGTGAACCCTTTCGGGTTTAAGCAATCTCTTGGTACTTGACCAATTTAAGAGTCACTTTGCGGAAGTTGTTATTTGTTCCGCTATCAGTAACGTCCTTGATGATGTATTGAATCTCGTCATAGGTCAGTTGCTGACCAGCGAGAGGAATGCTTGCACTTGCTTTTAACACACCAGAAATTGAAGTTTCAATGCGAATGTCATCAAGACGATCTGTGATGACTCGACCTGTCTCATCCATTACTTCAACATCTAATGCCGGACGCTTTGCGATGTCATCACTTTGTAAGGTGACGAAACCAGAAATGTCATAAAGGCCATAGGTGTGTGCGACTCCGTAAGTGTAAGGTGCTGACATAGGATTTCTTTGAAACTACGCAGGAGTCAAGCCGTGGGTGGATACACCGCAACCAGCGTATAGGACAGAACATTTCCAAAGCGTCTGTCGGCCACACCTTCGTCATCAGAATTCATCCAAGAAGCATATAATGTGCCTTGCGTCCACGATGATTTGATGCCGTCCAAATCTTGCATAATACCTTGAACAGTTTCCACACGCTCCCGGTGCTGGGAGAGGGTGTTATCATCGGCAGACGAATAAATGTAAATTTTGACCGTGATTTCAAAGTTGCCCAACCAGAACGCACCCAAATCACGATGAGCATTTGCAGACTCTGCGTGGAGAATGATAATTGGCACGGATCTGATTTCCTCCGTCTGACCAGCGTGGATTTGAACTCCAGCAAGTGACGTTGAATAACTACTGAACAACGCAAGAAGCGACTGTTCTGTGATTGTCCTGATTCCGTAGAGTGTAGGTGTTGGCATAAAATGTTTATTCAAATCCTTGAGCAATTACTGTGATTCTACCATCGGCACACGCTTGCCAAAGTTTTTGTTTTTCTTTCATCAATCTTTGTGCCATCTGAACACGCATCGAATAAGCCCGGTGATTGATTGCAACACGAACAAAATTGTCGTTTCCTGCTTTTCCACCGATTGTATTTCCAACTGTGAATTCTGGTTTGGCGGTGTTCTCGCCTGTCTTGATTGAAATGGCATTCCGACTTGATTGTGGTTTTTTCGCCCACGCTGGGCATTTGATTTTTTCACCAAGACCAATGGCCGCAAACCAATAGGCAGACTTTAGCATTCCCACATTGCGTTGCTTGTATTTAACATATTTTTGAATCTGGGCATCATCACGAACAATCACAAAAGGTTCGTTCTTCTTTCCGTTTCCTCTGCGTGCAACCGACTTCAATGATCCGTGGCCGTTATCGGTTCGCATCGCTGAATGGATTTCTTCAAACGCAAAATTTGATGAACCTTTGTCGATAAATTTATAGGTGTTTCCTCTGGCATACTTGGTTTGGAATTTCTGCCATTTGCGTTTCGACACCCTGCTTCCCTTTTCACGCATCCACATTTTGAAAATGTTATAGTCTCCCAAATCGGCAATGGAGTTTGGGCCTGCTTTATCTATTGGACGAAAGATTTTGTAAATTGAATTTTTGACATTCTGTTCACCGTGTTCCTGTGCCGATGTGGTTGCACCATCGCCCGGACTGCTTCCAGAGAATGGGCGAGAATATGAAATCATATCTTGGCAGAACAAGGCGGCCTGACGCTTGCAGATTTGTCCAATCGTTCCACCCAAGACTTTTTGATAAGCGTAAAGATGCTTCTGCAACATTGATGAATCAACGCTCAATGTCTTGACGTTTATTTTTCCCTGCGATGCCATTATGCTGGTTCGCCTTTGGATTGTACCCTGACCATAATCCAAGCGGACGGTGGACGGTCATTGATTGCGACAATGCGGAAGTCTCCGTTGTTGTAGCGAATCAAGTTTCCGTAAATGACAACACCGGGATGTGCTTCCGTGTCCGTGCGTTTGAATTTCACGTCATAGGATGTCGATGACATAAAGCCACCTGTCTCCAAATCCTGCTGGATCATAGGTGGGGACACTAACACTTCAAATGCGGTTGCCGAACCAGCACCCCTACGGACAGTCACCGACTTCGGAATCTCGGAAAGAATCTCGGTGGCATCAGAGGCCCATTCGTCTTGGATTATACCCATACCCCTCCGCAGGAGTCAAAAGCGTCCCAGAATGCAAGCCAGAGGGGTCAAATCACTTGTCCAGACGGAGACGCAGGAAGGTGGGGTGACGCATCGAACCAGCAGGGGTGATACTCTGGCAAGCGACTTCGATTGTGCGTCCAAGCATTGCGGACGGATTTGAGAAGATTGCGTTGTGAACGGCAGGGGTAAAACCGCACCCGACAGAAACTTGCACACCGTTGAAGTCGATGGTCAAGGATTTGCTGGTGACGGCAATCACCTTGCAATCGTAAGTCGTACGGTCTTTGACCTTCTGCCAAGCACCGTTGCGTTCGTTGGATTCATAATCGCTCCCGGTATCCTTGATGATGATTCCTTCGTGGCCGTCAGACTTCGCTTTCAGGAACGCATCCTTGATGTCGATGTTGTAAGCGACAGGAACATTGCGGACGGATTCTTGTGCGGCCATTCTTTCGAGCGTCTGTCTGCGTTCAGCGTATGAACCAAACTTGATGATGTCGAACACCCAGAGGGTTGCGTCCAACGCTTTGGTTTTCTTGGAACGGATTTGTCCAACCGTGTCAAAGAATGTTCCGCTTACGGCCTCGGCATCGAGAGTCAGATCACCACGACTGCCAGCGATGAATGCCAGCACCTGTGACTTAAGATGCGTCAGCGATGTGAATGACTTTCCGTTGCGAGACTTGAATGAGACTTGCCCGGTGACTGCGTTGCAATGCACCAACACACGCACACCATCAAACTTGGGTTCGACTGCGTAGGATGCCGGGAGTGTTCCAGCGTAGGTGGTGGCGAGCATTGCTTGCATACAATCACATTGCAGGATTGCCGGAGAATTTCAAGCACAAAAAAACCCCCATCTCTGGGGGCTTTGCTAAACCAACCTTATTCCGTTAGGAATTACAGGTCAGTAATCTTAATGCGTTGTGCACCGTTAGGGTTACCAACAGAAGTTCCGGTGATCCAAGATGCGGAAATGTTGGAAAGGCCCTTCGTCCAATCGTACCAAGAACGGAGACTGAAAGCGAAACCAGAGTCAGGGTCGCTGACGGTGATTTGTTCGCCACCACCTGTGGTAGGTGCAGACGGCACACGGGTCACGATGACGTGCCCCTCACGGCAACCACAAATTCCATTCAAGTGCTCCCCAGAAGGTGCGGCATTGAAACCGTTATATTCGTAAATGTCGATTCCGTGCAGACGGCCTACAACACCTTGACGAATTACGCTGGTGTCACCAATCGATAAGTATTGGGCAACAGTTGGATCTTGTAAGAGTTGACCGAAAGCGTCTGGTGAGAGAAGCATCGAGCGACCATCGAAAGGAAGGTTTGCTTTGGTGAGTGAAGTTGCAACACCAGCGATAGCAACACGATTGAAGTCTGCCTTAACACCGGAGTAAGCGGCAGTCGTGAAGTTAGCGGCAGTTGTCTTTGCGAGAACGGCATCAAAGAGTGACTTCACAGTTGCGTTGGCCATAGGGGCGATAAACACACGGCGGAGCATATCGAGAGAAATGGTTGCAACCTCGGTGTCATCAAAACTCGCCATCACATATTTGTGTTTGTCGAGAGTGATTGCTACATCGTTCGATACTGCGTCTGCGGCAACGAAACCGTTTGCACGGACGTATTCAGAAGCGGAGAAAGAATCAGCGTAGCGAGTGTGAACGACTTGACCTTTTTCAGCGACATAAGAACTGAAATCGGTTGTGACGATTTTGTTCAAAGGAGCGAGAACAGGCACAAGAGTGCGTAAGGTTTCGGCCGCCACGAATTGTGGGGCGAGGCCTTGATTTAATACGGAGTTAGTGGACATATTTTTTTAGGATAATTAGTTAGAGAAAATTTATTTGATACCCAAGTGACTGATGATCGCAGAACGGTTTTTGTTGTAAAAGGCAACTTTTTCAGTTGGGTTCTTGATACCGCAATACTCCGTCCAGATTTCTTCGTTCGATTTAGCAGGGGCAACGTTGTCTGCGGATGAGATTTCTACCGGGACAACACCTGCGGCCGCCACGATGCTTGCTGATTTCTTTGCAACGGTTTCGATTTGTGAAACTGCTTCCGCTTTTACGGTTTCCGCAGAGGCAAGTGCTTTGGTCAATTCTTCAATCTTGGCGATTGCGGAATCACGCTCCACAACAATCGCAGAAGTCGCTTCAAACTTTTCTTTCAACGCTTCAAATTCTGCGGACAAGGTTTCGTTCTTTGCTTTGGCTTCGGACAATTCTTTTGCGAATGTTTCCGCTTCAGCAGACTTACCAGAGAAAGCAGATTTTAACGCTTTGAGAGATTCTTCGAGAGTCATTTTTAAGATTTGAAACTACGCAGGAGTCAAGCAACCTTGCCACCGTTGTGACGAACCGTTCCCGATTTGTCGTGCTTGGAATCGGTTTCAATGGCTTTGTCCCCGGCATCAGATTCTTCTTTTGCGTCCTCTTTTGCTTTGTCAGATTCTTCGGCATCTTTGCCTTCTTCTTCGCACTTCTTTTCATCGTGTGGCTTTCCGCAAGTGGGGCATTTTTCATTGGGTGCAACTCCATCTTTCTTTTCGTCATCTGGAGTGTCCTTCAATTCTGGGTCGGTGTCTGGGTCATAGTCTGGATCATCAGGGTCAGAAGGGTCACGCTTGAGAACCGCAGAAGCGATTCCAGACAATGCACGGCCTGATGCCATTTTGTTGATTCCGTATTCGTCTTTTTCGTGTTCTTCCCCACCAACCAATTCGGAGACTTCTTGACGCTCATCGTTTTCTTCATCCGCTTCCATTTGTGCGGCAACTTGTTTGTTCAACGATTCCATCAATTCATCGAAACCATTGATGAGGCCTGTGACCAATCCTGCTTCTGCACCACGCTTGCCGGAGAAACATTGACCTTCCATTGAGGAATCTTCCACGAATGAACGAACCGCTTTCACCGCTTCTTTGAAATCGTTGTGAATGTCGATGACTTCATCTTGCAACATCTTGCGTTGGTTTTCGTCAAGCGATGTTCCTTGAATTCCAGCACCTTTGAAAATGCCAGACTTAATGACTTCCGCTTTGACACCTTCCATCTCAAACATTTTGGATATATCGTTAAAACAGATATACACACCCACGCTTCCCACGGTGGCCGAACCTGTTGCATAAAATTCTGATGCCTGACTCCCAATCCAATAGGCGGCCGAACACGCTTCATTGCTGGTGAATGAAATCACTTTCTTGGAAGAATTCTTGATTCGGTTTGCTAATTCAGGAACACCAACCGATGTGCCACCGGGTGAATCAATGTCGAGAATGATGGTGGTGATTGACGGATCACGCTCACAATCTTCCAGCATTTCTTCAATGTCCTGAATGTCGCAACATCCACAAAGAGATTCCATTTCACTTATATTTTTTGAGATGACTCCGTGAACAGGCACGATTGCATAAGGTGGAAATTTTTCGAGCGTTGCTTTAGCACCAAAGATTGCTTCCAGCATTTCGCCCATATCGCTCATCTTTGCACCCATCGGGATTTCAAGCGATGAGGCACGTTCGAGATATGATTCTGCTTGTGATGGCTGAATCAAAATCGGTTTGTTGGATTTGATGTCTTTAAGTAAGTTTCTCATTTTGTTAAATTGTTTTGATTAAGGGTTGTCGAGTGGTGTGAATCCATTGTCTGCCGGCATTGCTCCGTCTCCGTAAGCGGTGGCGGTTTGGTCAATGTCTGCGGATGGAGTGTTGGTTGGTTTGTAAAGCATCGACACAGGAACATTAAATTCTTTTGCGGTGTCGATTAAGAGACGAGCATCAGCCGCCCTGCGTCTGACTTCCTCAACCGGGTTCATCCCAAGTTCAGCGAAATGGTCAGAGAGCGTCTTGAGGCCCATCTCAATGTCACGTTGATTTGCTGACGATTCACGGCCAGCGTCAACGGTGACTCTGCGTGGTGTCACCCAATTCACACGATTCCAATCGTCTGTCTTTGGTGCTGGAATGTCTCCGTTGGCGATTGCTGATCCAATAATGTAATTATACACAGGTGTCAGGAAGCGAGTCATAAACATGTGTTGTCTCGCACCGAAACAACGCTCCGCTTTGGACACGACAAGACGCACGGCCGCACCGCCTGCTTTGGTCGGGTCGCTTGAAAATTCAAATGGTAGAAATCCAGATGCGGAATCCCGATTTAGATGTTCTATAAATCCGTTAAAACTGTCGTTGGGTCTTTGACTCTGGAAACTTTCCAACTTCTCACCGGGGGCGAGTGAGAGAATCTTTCCACCAATAAATGAACCAACCGTTTCTGGGTTGTCATAAACTTGATTAGGATAATCCTGCGGACGCATTCCAAATGCTTCAAAGTCTGCGGTGCTTCCGTCAAACTGTGGATTCTCTCTGCTGATTGTGCGTGTGATGTCTGACGCAGTTTTGACCGCCAACTTTTCCATTGAAAGAATCTCTAATATGTCGATTAAATTATTAATCGAATGCTGAAGTGGAGAGTAAGCCCTTGCACCTGAAACTTGTTCTGGTTGATAAACGTGACAAATTGAATTTGATGGGATGAGTCGTGTCGTTCCGTCTGACTTGATAACGTTATACCCAACCACCGCCCCAAACTTATTGAACATAATGCCGTCCCACATTCCGTCAGGAACACCAGAAGCGTTTGCGGATGTTCCGACACGGTGCGACTCAATCATTTGAATGAGTGGTGATCCGCTTGAGGAATAAGTTTTCAACACGAAAATCTCACCATCGACATCCACCTTGCGACAGGCAATTTGCTGACACTCCCAGAAGTTGTATCGACCAGAAATCTCGCAAGGTTTGTTTGCCCAATTCAAAAAGTATTCATAGGCAATCTTGTCCCATTCGTGGTCACCCGATGCTGGCTGGTGACGGATTCCGTCTGCGATGCTATAAAGAACGTTATCGCTGATGAGTTGACGAATCAGACCAGAGTTCACCGACAACCAACGCATCTTGCGTGTTAATTCCTGACGGTCAAACGTAGTCATCGTTCGCTTTGCGTCTGCTGGCCACGGAGTATTTATCCACGAACGCTTGTTGGAATACTTCGCACCTTCAAACTGCGAGAAGATACCAGAACCGCCACCACCAACATCCGAGCGTGCCTTCAAGCCTTTTCGCTTTGCGAACGCTTTGACATCATTGACGGCCTGACGAACGGCCTTTTTCAGATTTGGTTTCTTTGGCATAAATTACAACCCACGGAAATTCCACAAACCATTATAAACACGAACACGGTCAATCGAACCGTAGATTTCGGGTGCTTTGAGTTGGAGAGCATAGCGTGCCTCAATCAAAACGGTTTGGATGTCCATCGGAAATTGTTTGTTCACGGATGTTCCGGAGTCGGAATAAGACATCATTGTTTTTCCCTCCAACAATAATGATGCCGCTTTGTCCGCAATCGCTTCAATACGTTGCTGGGAAAGAATGAGGAAACATCCTGTTGCTTGTGCCATAACGCTACGCAGGAGTCAAAAACACATAGGCAGGACGCAACACCCTTGCGGATGAAGCGTTGCCATCTCCCCCAACCCATAGCCCGAATCAAAAAGAGACGCAAATCAAGTGTGACCAAGTGAGTCATCGTGTCAAGAGTCTGTCGGAGTTTCTTCCTCCGTTGCTGGTGGTTCTGGTTCGTTCGTCAGGTGTTCCACCCTTCCGGTAAGTTTCCACGCTAGTGCTGGAAGCGTCAAAATGACTTCGCAGTCAAAGAAGTGATTTGCACGATCCGCAATTTGTTCCCAGAGTGGTTTGCCACCAGCAGAAATTACCCTTCGTTCCGCAGTCATCTGGGCAACATATTCGGCAGGGGAATCATCTGCTTTGGTGTTTCGACCCTTACGAATCAAAAGCGACAGGGTATCTTTCAATCGCAAGTTTGAGAAATAGAAACGCTTTGTCCGTTTGCTCCCAACCGATTCAATCACCGGGGACGAGTAAGGCCGCAACTCTGTTTTCATTCCCATCGGTGTGCGTATCTTCCACGGAAATTCGTTTCGCTGATCACCACGAGTCGCACACCAGCCATTTGTAGCACAGGCCATCAACACGACATCAACTTCATTTCCAGAATCCACAAAGACATTCGCTGGGTGAACCCCTGCCTTTTTGTGAATGTCCACCAATTCGTTCCAAGAAAAACAGAAACCGCAACTGTGCATCCGTGAGCGACCATCTCCAGAGAACATTCTGATGACCCAATAGAAAGAATTTTTCTGCACGTCCACACCCATAAAACGCAATGAAACAAAGTCTGGTGCATTCCGCATTTCTTCCGTGAGTAAATTGAACGGTGTTGGTCTGCCTTTCACAAAACCACCTTCCTCATTCCACGCTTCACCCATTTTGTAGTTTCCAATGTGTGCTTCAATCTTCACTTCGTCCGCTTGCTCCCGGTAAGTCTGGGCAAGTCGCTTTTGAATAAATTCTCTGCGTGAAGTATCAGAACCATCCTCAAAATTTCTCTTGGCTTCGATACACTCCACGGCCAAATCCCCCCACGTCAGACCCCATTGCATTGCGAGTGCATTCCAATGATAACCCCTGCGAGACTTGGGTGCGTTCGGATTTGTGACAACATAAGCACCTGTTGCGTTCAATTCGGTGCGAACACGATTTGAGTCTTTGAAACTATGCTTGCAACATTTGCATTGATAGGTTGTTCCGTTTCGCACGGCATCCAAATCCCAATCTCCGTTAGGCCGCTTTGCTTCTTGTGGGTATTTAATCTGCTCCCATTCCCACGGTTGCCGATTCTTGCATTCAGGACATTCAAACGTCCACACACGCTGATCTGTAGTTTTCCACCACGATGACCAATCGTCTCCCTCTACACCACCTTGCGACACAAGCACAACTTTGGATTGCCAACGGAACGCAGTCGTTCGTGCCAACGCTTCTTTCAGCGAACCTACACCCCATTGCCAGACTTCATCTCCGAGAATATAGCGAATGGAGCGTCTTTGCAAATTGCGTTCGTTGTTTGCACCAAGCACCCAACAAGTGTTTCCACGGAATTGAATTGCACCTTTTTTTGGAACACCTTCTGGCGGTAAAAGATTTTTAACAATAGCAACACTCTGCCAGAGAATTGAAAGTCGAGTGGCCAACCAATCATCTGCGTTTCGGTCTATATCATTTAGGAGGAGCGTAGGGCCGGGAGCAAGTGCTGGGATGATAAGCGATGCACCCTCAATCAACCACGACTTCCCTGACTGAACATTTGCCAACGCTCCAATCTCTTGAACTTCTGGGTCGGTCAACGCTCGCAATGGTTCTGCCAACCACGGTGAGTTGCTTATCTTGAACGAACCAGATTGTGGCGAATAGGGGATTGACCGAACGTTCCATTCCAAGAAATCCACCGGGTCACGGTGCGGATCAGGGGCAAGGACATCACGCAACTTCTGGGTAAAGTCATCCGACATCTTCTTCACTTCCTCCAAAGTCAGACAAGTCAGGTGGCTGGGCAGACGCTGGCGAACCAATCACATCCTCATCAGCGACACTTGCCGAGCGTGACCATTTCGCCAAAAGTTTGTTCACACGTTCATCAACCGCTTTCAATGCCGTTGCTGGGTTCTCTGGGTTGGCAGTTGTAGCCACATCCATTCCAAGCGACAACAAATCCGCTTTCACTTCTGACAAAACTTTCTGAAACTTTTCGAGTGCGTGGGAAGTTTTAATCAATTCCTTTGCTTCCAATCTTCTTGCAAGTGCTTCACGCTCCACGGCCACCAGAGTTTTCAAAATGTTCTGATATGTGATGTAGAGTTTGTTCTCCTGCGGATCGCTGGAGTCTCTTGCAATCATATATCTTTGCCGTGCCGCTTCCTTCAACTCCCGGTGACGCTCCACCGTCTGTTCAAAATCATCATCAGGATTGATGCGTGATGAATCAACTTGGATGGAGGTTCGCTGGGCAACACCACCACGCTGACCACGCAACAATCGTGCATTTCGCCAAGTCTCTGCCGCCTCAATAGATTCAAGGGGCATTCCTTCTTTGATGAGTGCAGATGCACGACTGACAGAAAAACCGAAATGTTCTGCAATTTGTTTCTGCGTCAACGACATAGACTATTTTCGATTTCCTTTTTTCGATTTCGGTTTGGAAACTTTTGTCCCTTTTGAAAAAGTGAGTGTTTTTGCGTCATTTTTCCGAGGTCGCGAC